GGTTTTATGTCTACTTCTATTAAGATAGGCGTCGCGAGAGTGTAGCCTGTTGTAACAGTTGTTAATGTATCAGCGACTTTTATAGAAAAGCCATCTGTAGTGTTTATGTAATCTGAAATAGCCATTGACTATTAAATAGTTATTACTGAAGTATCTTGAGTGACATCCGTTGTAACTATGATACGGTTAGAGAAATCGTTTATATCGTTAAAATATAAAGCCTGGAAGTCGCTTAATTGATATGATTTATTTGTAATAGTAATATCGTTATCAGGATAGGAAGGATTCCATATCACTAAAGCAACCCCCTGTACAATTGCACCGGTATCTAACCGTTGAGTGTATATACTATTTACACCCTGTATACTTTCCAACTGCCCCGCTAATGTTAATAAGTCTATATTATAACCCAAAGTAATTTTTGTAGGGTCAAAATATGCGCGTACTATTTCGGTTACTTTGTTTTGTATAAGCTGAGTAGAGATTTTAGCCGTGCGTTCCAACTTTATAACCAATCTTGTTTGTGAAATTATAGTGTTGATATCAACATCAGTACCGTCCCCGTAACCTACAGTAACGGTTTTATAAACTGGGTCCATTACAATGATATCAGATGTAAGAGTCTCCTTATCTGTTGCACTATTAATAATAATAGACTTTTGTGCAGGAGTTAAGTAGTTTATATTACTATTAGTGTTGAGAGGGGTGGCTCGAGGTAATGCGTAAATATAAACGTTATTAAAATTACAGGAAGTAGAAAACGCTATTTGATTATACAATACTCTGTTATCTTGATTTGGGTTCGTTAACCCAATACTATATAGGTAACGCAAGTGATTGTTGACATAATCATTGTTACTATAAACAGTTACATCCTGTATTATATTATTAAAAGTAGATAATACGTAATTTTTATAATCCTGATTCGTAATTAATCTGTATTGAGACTTAAACGCTGCAGGCGCGTTTGCACGAATGCTGTCTGAGGATTCAGCATCTGTAAAAAGCGTAGAGGGTGTAGCATTATCAAATTGTAATGCATTGACATTAGCATCTGTTAAATACTGTAAATCTGTAGAGAATACATCGTTTGAAATAGTACTGAACTGACCTGTATTATATAATACAGCATTTAAACCGTACAGAGCGTTTGAAGCGATTTGCCCGTCTGTACCTTGAGAAACTAAGTAGTATACTGCTACTACATCACCTGTATTTAAAGTTGCTCCATTTATACCGTCTCCAAATTTTAATTCGTAGTTACGTGCTTCGTTGTACCTTACTTCAAACGCATTAGATGAAGCGTTTTCTAAATAAAGAGACTCTGTGCGTTTCCACTGCGTCCATTTATTAGTTACCGTACTTTTTACATAAACATCAATATTGAAGTGATCTACATAAACAGCACTACCAGGCGCTACGAATACAGTTTCATTGTTTACACCTAAAGCATTGTATAGTGGGTACTCAGACCACTTACCCTGATAAAGTATTGTTTGATTGCCAATGCTTTCTATAAATTGATTAGTAGATAAAGTTTTTGTAAATGTTACATCCTGGTTAAACGCATAAGACGAATTACCTACTCTGATAGAAGTATAACGAGGTATAGTGTATGAAGCTGCTGTTAAATCACTAGTTGCTGAACAAGTAAAAGTGACGGTAGAGGTTTGTATACCAACCGGGGAATAGTTTATTAATCTAACTACCCGATTAATGTTTTCATAAATTTGAGACTGACTAAACATAGACTCTGAAGAAGTCTTGTTTAGATAAAACATAAATGTGTGGAACGAGTAAGCAATAATATTTGTAATTGCTGTAATGTTGGAACCTTCAAGATACTGATCTGTAAATAGCCCGCTCTGTGTTAAACGATTACGAATGAAATCTCTAATTGTTGTTGCATCAAACGCAATATACTCGTTTGGTTGTATGTTTAAGGCAGATGCGTCTGTGTATGTTGTTGACATTTTATAAAATTGTATATCCAGTTTTGCTTAAAACCCCAGGTAACTTTAATGTGGTGTTCGTTAACTGAGGCATAGTTATACTTAATTCAATATAGTAAGTTTGCTCGTCAGCATTGAGTTGAATATTAATGTTGTTAACACTAACCCTAGGTTCATATACAGTCAATCCTTGCAATATGGTATTACCAATAGTTCTTGCAGTAGATTCGGATACAGGTTCAAACAGGTATCGTGTTAAATTTAATCCATACAACGGATTTAATAAATTCTGTCCAGGTAGGGTATTAAACAAAGAATAAATTGAATTTTTTACGGCTGCTTCATCATAATCTAAAGCTAAATCTTTAGAAATAGGATTAGTAAAGTCTAATTTTATATCCGAATACGTGTAATTATTAACAGTAACTGATGCTTTTTGTAAACCTGTAAAACTTAATGATGGCATTGTAAAATACTTAGGGAAGGAGTAAGTATTATCATTATATGAAAAACAGTAAGTTTAACTCTTTATTCCAAGAAGCTTATAATCGTTACACACAAGGTAACGGGTTTCTAGTGGGGGATGTAGTAAAATTAAAATCCGGCTACGAAAATGTAGAGAGCTTTAAAAAGCTTGGTGAGAATGTTAAACAGCGTATTAAGGATATCATTAAAAACGGTAACAATATACGTATAGGTAAATTACATAACGATACAGGTTCAAGATATAGTGCTGAAGGAGCAAACAATACTCCAGCTAGTCTCGCAGATTGTTATGAAGAATATGCACCAGGTTTAGTTAACAATTTAATCACATTACCTGTCGAATGCTTAGAAGAAGTCGATACAGGTATTAATTTAGCTCCAGTTCCAGAAGGCCAAAAAGATGCAACAGATCGGGTCACTGGTCCAGATGAAATTGGTAAACACGGTTGGCATAAAGGTAAAGCTGTAAACACACAAAACGAGCTCGGTAAAAAACAAAACTGGGTTAAAAATGGCGATTATAAATTAGCAGAAAAGAATACTAAATTAGCTAATTCAAACAAGTACAACGATGATAAGCCGTCAAAAGTAAAAGGTCTTGAAAAACCAAAAGAATTAAAAGAATCGATTGAAGATTTATATATTAAAATTCTCAACGAAGATGTAAATGTAGAATACTACGAAATACCTGATGATTATGAATCTACCATTCGAGTAAATGATAAGCCAGTAGATTTAAATTCTGTAACTTTAGACGGAATTGAATTAGACGATCCATATTACACAAATGCATATGTATCAAGTGCATCTTTTACTGATGGTATACCATTAACACCAGAGGAACTACAGGAACTTTCAAAGAATAAAGAACTTATCACTTCTTTAGCTGATCAACAAACAACAGATACAACTGATCACGATGTAGACGTTGAAGATGAAGGTAACGAGTTTACCGGGGATTTAGCTGACACTCAAAAAGGTGATGAATTTGAAATTGGTGGCGAAACAGTAACTAACACTACAGGTCAAATTGCAGAAGAGATCTGCCCTATCTGCAAAATGGATGTTTGTCAGTGTAACAAATAAAACTACACCACGGAAGCTAAAGCAATAAGACAAGAGAAGAAATTAATCTCTTGATCCATTACTAAAGCGCTTCGATAAAGATATTCAGAGACTTGCAGCAATGCAAGTCTTTTTTTATCTTCTGTAATCGAACTCTTATATACTGCATTAAACAGGTCTTTCATTAACTTAGGATAATCGTTTCCAAAGGTTTGTTCCGACTCTATAACGAATTTACGTATAGACGTAAGGTCTTCTTTGTTCACGGTTTTATCCAGGATCTCTTGTGCGAATCCCTCGTTATTAATCGTGTTACTGATAGACAATACACCATTAACAACACTACGCTGAATATAGTTAATGATTCTTCGTAAATCCGGGTAGTGGTAACGAATAACTTCTTTAATCTTTTCTATCTGATCTTTACCCACTTGTATCTTTTCGGTACGAAGTATATGACCTATTCGTTTAGCATATTCTCCAATAGGAGGAGTAAAATCAGTGAAAACTTGGCATCTAGACTGAATCGGTTGGATAATACGATGTAGATAGTTGCCAGTG